TATTACTTCCTACTGGTTTTGGTTTTGACTCACCAGTTATATAACCCCTTCATGATAGATCTGTTTCTAGATCAACATTTGTTAGAGTAATTGTGATGAAGTTAATAGATGTGAGTGGTTTAATCAATACCTCTGCAACAAATCCATTTGCTTCTATTACAGTAATTGGATTATTTGATTCATCGCATATGACCTTGAACTCAGAAAGACCATTTTGTGCTTTGATTGTTGTTAGAATCTCTGTAGCAGTTGTAGTAAATGCTGCTCTGGTTGAAACATCATTAGTATTGAATAGAGTTCTTCTTGCAACTGATCCAAGTTGTTTCTTGAGATTAATAAACAATCTTGCAACATTCATTCTTGAAAGAGTTGATGTTACTGGATATGTTGTCTTATCACCGAAGAGATAAGTTCCTTCTCCTGGGAATGTGACTACTGGATTAATTCCACCATCATACAGTGCATCTTGCAATGCTGCAGTCAAATTATGCTTAAGTCTAGTTGTTCCGAGAATTCTACCACGATTTGTTCCTGCTGGAGAAAACCATGGATAGAAATCTCTATCTGTTCTTGCAAAGCAACCAGCAACATCAGGAGCAAGAATTGTTGTTATTAGTGTCTCTGATGCTCCATTTGCTCCAAGATGAATCTTTTCGCCATAGACAACACCAAGATGGAAATCATTTACTGTTGCTCCTACACCATAAGTACCAGCAACTACATCTCCTGCAGTTAGTGCTGTGTTTGATGGAGTATTAAGAATTCCAAATACTGGAAGATCATTTGCTTTCTTCTGATCTACAATATATCGTGTATTTGCTACAGCAGCATCTGTTGATCTTCCTTGGAATACGACATCATATAATAATGCACCTGAGAGTTGATCTTTTCCAGATTCATATCCTCTTGCAGTTGAAATTGTTGCTCCTGCATTAAATCCAACAATTACAGGTGAACCGTATTGTAAATAATTATTTAATGCCCAGAATTCTTCGCGGAATGCTGTTCTTCCTCCAGCAAGTGTCACACCAAGAGTTCCAGGGAATGCATCTCCATCAAATGCTGATCCACCATATGATCCATTAATATATGATGCAGCGCATGAACCCTGTGAATATGCAGTTACTCCTGCTAAGAATGTTTCTCCACCAGCAAAATTGACAATCATTTGATTTAATCTTGCATATAGATCATTGCTATTTGGAATAGTCATATATCCCTGCAATGCTTCACCTGATCTTGCTAGTGCAATTAATTCATCGCCATCAGATATCATTGCTGCGGTCATTTTAAATGATGGTTGTTCTATCGTTCCCTCTGCTGCTGGTCCGATTACAGACAGATCGTTTAGTTTAAATGTTACATTTGGTCTGGCCATGTTCTCTCCTTTTTAATACCTATTGAATATATAGAAAAATGAATATTTTCATAAATATTTCATAAATTATAGATTGATATCACGCCTTCCAATATTTATATTAAACATATATTTGATATCTTTTTTTTCCTTTATCAACCATTTATCGTTTGAGTCCCCAGTCCATTCAATTTCTTCTGATGGTATATCTTCTGTTACTCCACCATCATCATAATATCCAAAAGGTAAAAGATCATCTTCTATTTTTTCTATTTCTTTGGAATACATTGCCAAACGAATATCCATATCTGTTAAGTTTTTAAAAAATTCCTGTCGTGTACACCAAGAAAAAATAATTAAACATGTGATCAAATCATCGTTGTGTCCGTCATCTGCTTCATAACTATTCTTTTTAGCAACAAATGTAGTTAACTCATTGATGATATCAAAATCTTCAATTAATAGTTTATCCTCTTCTATTAAATTTTTAAGGACAGCACATCCTACTTTTTTGGTGGCAACAGAAGTTTTCAATCCTAAATGATTTTGTTTAGCACTTCCAAATCCTTCTGTTATTGTCTGACCCTTTCTTCCCATAAAACTTGTCTTTATAATATTTTCATATTCTAAATCTGTATGCAATATATCAGCAACTTGAGAACCAATATCATTAATCTCAATCATGACATATGCATTATTATATTTTTTAGCAACAGTTTTGATTATCGATGGATATAATAATGGTGAAACAGTATTGTTTCTATATTGTGCAACCACTTTATATGGAAATTGTGTAACATCAACTACAACAAACGCACTATAATCTTTACCTTGACCTCTTGCTGTGTCTACTGTTATGAAATAAATATGATCCTGAGTTTTTTGTTCTTCGTTTTCTCGTATAGGTTCTTCGTGTATCGTAAGACCTTCTTTTGTTCTGAGTGTTGGTTTATTGAAAACTAAAGTATGTAATTTTTGAGAAGAAATTAAAGTATTTGATGAACCAACAAAATCACATTCAAATTCACTCTGAAACTGCTTTTCAGATGTTTTGCTTATCATCTCCTGTTTCCACTTATCATCTCTTAGTGGACCACCTGGAAATTTTGGTACTTGACTCCAGTGAACTTCAACTGGGATATAACCATTTTGTTTATTAATTGCTCCCTTCCAGTAATAATAAAACATATTCAATCCATTTGGAGTTGATATAATAAACATTTTGGTTGATTGACCAGAAGTAATTGTTGGGTATACTGAGGAAAAGAACTCTTCAGCAATCTGAATGGGAATGTGGGCAAACTCGTCAAGAAGAATACAATTGAATGATCCACCACGAATTGCGGATGAAGATGTTGCCGCTGCTAAAATTCTAGAACCGTTTTCCAATACAACTGAACCTTTATTCCATTCAACAACACCTTGCTGCAACCATTTCGGCAAATATTCAAATGCCATTTTAATTCTACTTAGAATTTCAATTGCAGTTGCTTGTTTATTTGCAAGTATGGCAATATTCACATTTTGATTAAATAGTAAATAATGAAGAAGATAACTTCCAACTGTTGTTGTTTTTCCCGTCTGACGAGGTAATTTTCCTATTACGAATCTATTATCGTGAAGAGTTTTTATCAAATTTTGTTGATAATCATACATGTCAAACGACACAAGACCCTGATCTACTGAAACAATTTTCACATAATTGTGTATAAAATAAACAGGATCAGAAGCACATTTGATATATTCTTTGACTTGTTCTGGAGTAAATTGTTGTTGAACTCCAACTGGTTTTAAATTTGGATTTCCCAGATATCCATCTTTATGCTTCGTCATTTTCTATCTCTTTATTATTTAAAGTTTTCAATTGACTTCTTGACTGATTTATTATATTTTGTAGATCTTTGGTTGATCCAACAAAAATAGAATTATTTGTCGTGTTATTAACATTTTTAGTTGTTTGTGGTTCTGCTCTATTTGATTTTTCATGTAAGGAAATTAATTCCGAATTCATATCAGACATTGTTTTTAGTAAGATAGAAACAACTTCATATGCTCTTGGAGAATCACTTGCATTTGCAACTTTCATCATGCCATCTATGGCATCGAATCCAGTGGAAATTAAATCTTTCATATTTTTTCTTGCTTCATTGAAATCTTGTCGTACAAGATCTTTTTTGTGTCGTTTTATTGATTTTATTTGTGGTTGTTCTATTATCTCTTGTTTTTCAATAATTGGATTTTCACTTTCTGAAATATCCAATATTTTTGATAAATTTTTATCTGTGTTATCAATCATTTTTTCCTCATGTTATAGTAATATAAATTGGATCATTGTGGTCGCTTATATAATTCATATATGCTGTGTATCCAGAATCTGATCCTGTGGTTCCTATTTGCACTTCAGCATTTTTAATTATTCCAGTTGTTGGATCGCAGAATTTATTATAAACAAAACCTTTCATTGTGAAATCAAACAGACTAGTAACTGATCTTCTTGTCTCAAATGATCCTTCATAGTCTTCATTCATAGCAACACTGTTAAGAACTATTGGAATATCAACAGATGGATATAATGAATCTACATTTATTGTTACCATAAATTCTGGAGCAAAATATGGTAATATTTGTTCAACTATTTGTAGATTATCATCTATATTTCGTGTGAATACATAAAGACCAAAATTTATATTATATGGAACTTCAGAATAGGTAGATCTATCTCCAACTATTCTTCTATTTAATCTATTAATTTTTCTATTTGTATCATATAGAATACTAGTCATGTCAAACCCTATAACTGGAAGAGTTATTTGGACATGTGTGTTATCTGATATTTGTGCTTCTGTTTTAATTCGATATATGAATTTTTCTTTTGGTCCATATATTAATGGTACTCTTATTTTTTCGCTTATTTGATTTGAGTCATTTTTTCTAATAATATAAATTGAGTTAAATAAAGCACCAAATGCTGTTACCATTTTTCTTATAGATTCATTATAATATGTGTTGTTTATTGAAAACATTAGCAATCCTCTGAGAATGGATTATTTGCTGAAAATTCTATTGTATATGATGCCTGCTTTTGTATTGCATCATTGTTTGTTCCGATAGTGTTATCCACTGGATCTTTGGCAATATTAACATTTGTAGAAGTGATTCCACCAAGAATATATTCTGCTCCAGATAGAGTTCCTTTTACTGTTTGTCCAGAGATAAAAGTTCCAGTTGCATTTGTTATATACAATTTATCTGCTGTTCCACCAGAAGTTGTTACTGCTTCTATTAGAGTTCCAGTTGCTGTTGCATTTGCTAGAGTTGCACCAGCACCACTATATCCAGATGATTGATATACATCCTCTCCATTGTAATATTTTGTAATGCCAGAAATAGGATTACCATTGAGATCTAAGAGATCAGCATATGAATTTCTAAGATCATACACTTCATCAATTTCTGTAAATCCTGTGTCGATTTCTTCGTGTGAATATGTGAACAGTTCACACATAAGAGTATATGTCGTTAGTGTTCCAAATTGATAAAATGGTTCCTCGTCCTCTACGAAATTTATTTCAAAAATAGATTTGGACAGGGGGTAATAAATTAAATCCCCTTCTCTTGGTTTTTTAATTGATGGATTTTTTGATGTAATTTCCTGTCCAAATCTAGTAATTGATAAATCAATTGTAAGTCTGTCAGTAATGGTAATTCCAAATTTGGTCATTATATCTTTTTGACCACCAAATTTAAGAGTTTCCCGTACATACATTTCTAAAATATATCCATTTTTAAAATAAGTTTTTGGATCTTCTCCAAAAATTGGATCTACCTCTAAATATTCTCTTGGTAAATAGATGAGATCTCTACCCATAACCTTTATGGTTTCTATGGTTAGATCATCCAATAATTTCTGTTCTCCAGAGTAATCTTTAAAGTATGGATTTACTGCCATGTATTATCCTAACATAAAATCTATCGGCAATTCGTGTGTTGATCTTAATTCATTTTCTATGAACTGTAATTCGTTTATGGCATCTTGATAAATAACTGCACCTTTGAAGGTTATACCACCTGGTAATTGAACTCCATCATATTTTGCCATATTTGCTCCCCATTGCTTTTTTATGAGAGCAGTTAAATATTTTTTAAGTAATCGATCATTGTAAATTTTTGGATATTCATCTGGATCAAGCACAGCATATGCTTCAAGAATAATATACTCTCCAGAATTTGTATCTGATAAGTCACTGTCTATATAAATTTTATCAGTAACTTTGCTGAATCTGATTGCTTTTTCTGGTGAGAAAAATTGTTCTATAAGACTAATGTATTGCATAGTCGAATCATAGTTTGCCAATGGCAATGACTGACTAGAACCAAGACCTCTATTTATTCCAAAGTAATCACTCAATGCCATTTGATATTTGATATCAAACATACCAGTACCAGTGAAACTACCAAATCTAAAAAGTCTTATAACAGAAACTATATCCGTTCCTGTTGGTCTGTCTATTCCTCCTATTGGAGATGTTATATCATTAATTGAAATATATTTTTGATCAATATCATTTTGTGTTAATTGATATTTGAAATATACTTTCTGAACACCGTCAAAGTGATATTCGGAGAAAAATTGTAATGCTTCGTCAAGACGATCTTCGCATTGCTGCCAGTCAACATTTATTTGAACCACAGGAGAACCTAAAGTTCTAAGTGCATATTCAATAATTGTCTGTCTTGAATTTGGAATCTGTCCTGACATAAGAGAAATCTCCTTATTTTATTTATAAGGAGATTTGTTTTATTATTTGGTGGAATTGTCTTCTTTTTGCTTTTGAGGTGGGGGTGGAGGAGGATCAAAAGTATTCACTGAAATCTGCTCTAATTTTTCGTATGGATAGTTTTCAATATAATATCTGCGAGTTATTGGACTTACAGATTCATCTGGTTTAGATTGTTCGTAATTTGAAAATCCTGGCATTTGTAATGGACATGCCAATCTTGGATAGTCTAGTTTTGAATATTTGTCCGCATCTGACATCAACCAGGTTCCTGCTCTGTCGCCACATCCACAACCACCACAGAAATGTTTTCCATCTGTTTTGCTCTTTTTCAGATGCTCACATGCTGGTAAAACACCACCCTGTTGTTTATCCCCAAAACATGATAAAACTCTCAATTGTTTTATCGGTTTTGTTACTTTTTCGTTTTTCAAACCTCTGGATGTAATTGCTGATGCAAAACTCTGCATCATACTTACTTTCTTTTTCAATCCAGATTGTTCTTGTGGTACTTCTTCTTTGCGAAATTCAATATTTTCATTTTCCATATTTCACCTCTATTCTATGATAATTCTTCTAAAATACATTACAGTAGATAAATTTGTTGTTGGTATAAGTATTGTATGATTTCTTGAAAAATTTGCAACTGAATCATTTGCCAACACAACACCATATACCATGTTAATGTTATTTATGTTTGTTTTGTTTGATGATTTGTTGATATATTTTGTGGAAAACATTGTAGATGAAATGACATTAGCAGTCAATTTATTTCCATTGTCATTTAAATAATTCATATAAAAGTGTAATTCTTGAATTGATGGAATGTAGTAATCTATAAATCCATCTATTGGATTATTTTTAAATGTATTATATAATTTTGAATTAATTCCTAGATTCCTATTATAGTATCCATCCCATGCTGATGTGTTATAGTATGTCTTTACTTCCTCATCATTAAAAAATTTAACATTGTGAATTTTTGATGATACTATAATTGCCCACTTCTTGAATGAACCGCCAGGTCCAATATCGTATGAATAATATTCCAATGGAGATCCAAAATTCATATTTCCATATAATTTTGATCCAATATTATTTACTGGACTTCCTGGTTCAAATACACCAATGTAAATTCCACCTTGATATTCAGAACCAATGGATAAATTCAATTCATCAAATTCAGTCTGACTCATAGATGATGATATAAATGAATTTCCTATTTTTGTTGGATTATCTGGTTTATATTTGTCACCACAAAAAAGATTTTGTTGATCGTATGCTTCTTTCCAATAACCAGAACAAAGAGATTTAGGAGTTATGCTGCATTCATATTCATATCGTGATTGATCTGATGATTTAACTAATTCATAACATGAACCAAATATAGAATTTTTATATTCTATAGATTTTTGAGTCATTTGAGATAATTTTAAAGGATCAGAACATTGCTGTAATCCACCCAAAACCCCATTATTTAAATATAAGTAATTTCCACATGTTGCATTCTCATTGAATACTGATGCATAAGTAGAAGATCCGAGAGAAGCACAGTTGGATGAAAAACAAAGATTAACACATTCTATATCACCAAAAGAACCAGTTGATGGATTTTGTTGAATAGAGCAACACGCCCTGGGATATCTAGCATCTATTTGTTTGTTTGGACCAAATATGTCAGAAACATCTTTCAAACAATAAGTTGTCCAATTACTTTGATCTAATGTTACAATTTCACTCATAGGTGTAAATTTTCCACCGATTCTTTCACATTCGCATCTTGGAACATCACACATAAGTCCAGATTCAACATATGGAGGCGAATTTGCTGGTCTATTTGTTAGAAAATTCCAAGGATATGGTAATTCATTTAAATCATCAACATATGAACATGCACAACAACAACCTCTATCTGTGCTGACTGGTGGACAATTTACTTCTTCTATATTATATGGATAATAATTACCACCATCATTAAAGCAATCATAGAATGCTTTTGTTGATTTATTTCCATCTTTATCGCAACATGTTCCCTTGCTGTTCAGAACAGAAGAGTAATCTATAGTTGATTTAATTCTTGATCTAAATTGAATTGACATCTATTACTCGCAAATTTCAAATTGATCGCAGTCATCAAAACAAATTACAGGTACACACATATATTCTGTATTATTTATGTACGCTTTTACATTTTGTATTGGTGAAATAAATTCTCTTCCAGTTAATGGATTTATAGTATAGCAATTTGGTGCTCCTTGTTCTGGTGATGGAACAATACCGAAGTTTACTGATATTGGATCATATATTGTTGAAGAAAATCTAAATGGTCCAGGATTGTTTATCGATGCGATCTTCCCATAGCATGGAAGAACACTTTCCGATTGTCCACACTCTATTCCATATGTTTGGCAAGGCCCGAACGGTGGGCAGCATATGCATAATCCGCATTGACCAGTTGACGATCCAACCTCAGTTGCGCTTATATTAAAAAGTCCAAGTATATGTGCTTGCCATATATACCTCAATGGTGTATTAGCAGCACAAGAAGATAATTTAGTGCATTGATCTGATTCATTGCAAAATTCAATACAGTCTCCCCATTTAAAGGAAACTACTGATGGAGTAGGAGTTAATTGTGATACTTCTAATACACTATGTTGACCATTTGGCCAATATGTTCTTAATTCTTCTTCATCATTTGTATAAAGCATTAATGCCAATTTAGTATAGAATGTATTTGCCAATAAATGATTGTATAAAGGAATAGAACCAATGTCTTGTGTTATTGAAATATTACCTTGAGTATTGAACCAATTTAAATAATTTGAACTTGCACTAGTTGTTTCTAGATTGCAACCTAAAAATGAATCTACAATTTCTCTTAAACATGGTTGACAATTATCAGAACCATTTCTCATCCAATTAGTTCCATTTTTACACTCATTGGGCATGGTAGTATCATCTAATGTCTTCCAATGATATGGTGCAGCTAGTGCTATATCAGATTGCCCACCTACAGGGTCTAATCCAATTTTTTCTATAAACCAATCTTTTCCTCCAATAGCACCAGAAGCAATACCACCATTCAAATAAGTCATTCCTGTTTCATAATATAATGGATCATGAATAATTCTTCCAGTTTGAGATATCCATATATCTGGATTATCATAATTTTCTGGAATACTTCCAACTGGGAATCTTTCCTTTAATCCACATTCAACTGTATCGTCATTGTATGCAGATGGAGACAAATCTATATTTATTCTTTTGTATCTTTGTTTTCCTGGTTTTATTCCCATAGAAACAGGGTATAGTGTTGAACCGTATAATAAACCGAGATTTGCTGTATTTGCTTCGTAATCTGGATTTCCGTGAACCTGATTCATATTTCTTCCGAGATCAACACAAACATCAAAATTAATTCTATTTCCAATTGTTCCGACACCAGTATTAAATTTTGAAAAATTTAATTCATCTATGATAGAACCAATTTTTTGCACAAAACGAGTTCTTTCGCAGAATTCACAATCACCAGGTGATTGGAATTGATAATCCAAATCATAAATTGTTTTTGCTTGGTCTGTTCCAAGATTTGTTTCATCATCTCTTTGATATATTTTTACTTTATCCCACCAAACACCACCAGCATTCTCGCATAATAACTTTGATGACATTTGTGGTAAACATTGTGCTTTACCAATTAGAGGTTCAAGTTTTGGATCACTATCTGCCATTGAAGAATTTACATATTTGCAGCAAATTCCTGGATGTGGTTCTGAGCAAGCAAGTGGTGATGGGCAATACGATGTTGCAAATTGTTCACAATAACGACTAAGACAAGGAATTGGAGTATCATCCCCACCACCAGGATTACCAACAACTGAATCGCAAGGATCACCATCATTTCCTGATTCTGGAAAATCATCAGAACATCCTTTTAATTTACAATTTCCTAATTCAAAAAACCAATTTGTGCCATGTGGTAGACCAGCACAACTTAAGCGATCTTCTTCTCCTAGTCCCCCTTGGATACATGCACAGCAATTTGGTGTAAGGCAATCACCACCAAACACAAAATTAAAAGGTGGATCTCTTGCTATAGTAAATATTCTTGCTGCAGCATTTGTTATACATGCACTTGCACTTGGGCTTAATGGACATGTCATTAAATCAAGTACCATATCTCTTGTGGTTGGAAGTGCTGGAGTATATGTCAAAAAATCAAGTAATGGACTAAAATATAAATCTGTGCATAAATCTGGTGGATGTACTGGATCTGAATCATCCATTATCCATCTACAACATGTGGAAGTTGAATCGTTTGGATATCCTGGATATGTGTCGTTTGCAACTTTTATAAAGTCTATTGTAACTATACATGATCCAGGATCTACAACTGTTAAAA